TAGAGAATAGCTAATTGGCTATATATTAGCGTATTGGCGGTAACTTACGTTTTGTGCTAACCCCCTACTCGTGTAGCCCAACACCCTTTAACCCCAAGATAGTAATAACCCCTACTAAACTACCCAAAACCCTTACGCTATTTCCCACTTTTCCAAATTACTATACGAAATTCCTACCACCCAAAACTCAAACTTTTAACCTGTTATATAGTAAAAAGTTTAACTTTTTATACGGTTGAAATTTTTACTGCTGTAAACACCCCAGCCAAACGTAAAGTCTAAGTAAGGTTATTCCCGCTCCTGTATTATAGGTGTACCGTAAGCCACCGCCAATGTGTTTTACCTACCGTAAGGCAACACTTCCACAAATAAAAAGGCGGTCATTTCTTGACCGCCTTTCCAACAAATCAACTTAATTCTCCTGGATATCCCAGAGCCAGATTACGTCTTTAGATGCATCTAACCCCGCAATTCTGCATCTAAAAGCCTTGCGTAATCTGCGGGAAAGTTCTTCAGCCGCAGTAATATTTCGCCTAGCTTCCATACAATATCTAACATTCATGCAGACGTAATTGACAGGATCGTGCCAGACATGACCTCCCCGAACTACTAAGGGGATTCCCAATTCTTCGCACAAATCTTCAACAAAATCTGCGGCTGCGTTCAGTAACTTATCCGTCTTGAGATCGTCTAGACCTTTCTCTAATTCTTCATAGGGTAATAGCATCTATTTTTCCTCCGCCATGTCGATTAGTGGGAAGCGGAAAACCTTCTCATCACGCCCATTATTGCTGTTGAATTGTAGCTTAGTTTCGTGTGTGAAATTACCTAAGCCGCCATCAGCTAATAGCAGGAAGTGTCTGGCGAAACTTGCCGGGGTGGTCCAGCGGAAACCCTCAAGCTTTTCCGTCTTGGCTAAGGCATGTAGGATTCTCCAGAGTTCCCCACTGTTGCGCCATGTCCCAGGATCCATATCTACATCTGTAATTACCCGTTGCTTGGCGCACTTGGTTAGCCAGATCTCTAGCGCTTGCAGAGCCGGTGAACTTTGACCCATCGCAGCGTTCTGTCTAGCCATTAAGTTGTCTAACCCCCAGATTAGCGCATCTTGATTTACGGCTTTACTTTTCTGGATGCGGTGACAGAACATCACGAAGTCCGCCAAGCGACTACTGTTCGGTGCGATTACGGTAGGGTTAGTTCTTAGCTCTGCGATTGCGCTATCCAGGTAATTGAACATCCCGCTCCAGATTGCGCACATGTTATCCTTTAAGCGGCTTTGGATTAGGAATTCGCTTCTGGGCTGGCGCAGTGGGCTTAGTTCTAACGGCAGAATACGGCTGAAAAGGCTTTCTTCTGATGTGGGTAATTCGATACCCGTAAGCAGCACAAAGCAATCGGGCTTGATGGTATATTTAGCGTTGCTTTTATAGAGCTGACGGATTTCGATTTGTGTGCCGGTTGCAAGCCGGTTCAGAAAGCTGTCTAACCATCGAATTTTGGTCTTTTCCATATTGTCAAGCGCTAACACCAAGTGGTCTTCTAACGACGCTCTTAGCGAATCTGGTTTGTCCTCGACGACGCCTAGCACATCTTCGTTAAACCCCTCGAAGAAGCGCAAAATGCGTCTTGCAGTCGTGGTCTTACCGCTACCTCTCGGTCCAAGGAATAAGGCGATAGGGCGAGTGTTCAGAATAGTGCCGAAGAACAATTGCATAATCCAAGCCTGTAATAGCTGACGCTGTTGCTCGTTATTCGCGGCATTGCTTTCCGTCTTTTCGAAGCTTAAGTCCATTGTGAGGAATTCCCAAGGATTTAGCGGATCAGCTTGGAAAATGTTTCTAGTACCTAATTCCTCATTAAGCCCATTGCTGGTAGAAGCGAAAAGGAAATTATCATTTCCATTATAGCTAATAGAACGTTCCCCAGTTTCGCCGGTTAGCTTGTATACTTCGGCTCCACCAAAATTAATGTGCAAGGTACTTCCGTCCCAATGAAAGCGCTTATAGACTCTGGAATTTTCGGCTCGATCGAAAGCCGTAAGACGCACTTCTTCAATTACCTGTACGCCGAAGGATTCTTTGGAATTAATCCCGAAGCGGTAACGCATTTTCCCTAGCCAATCTAGGCTGCCCATGTCCAGTAATTGATGCGTTCCCAGGTCTAGCCAGTAAAGCGCATTTTCGGTCTTTACGAACTTACCCGTATCCACCAAGTTCGAAAACATGGTAGAGCCAGCACTGCGGAATTTAAGGAAAGTGGGCGTCTTCTCTAGCCGAATACGGTCGATAAGCTGAACGGTAGGGTCGGCGATATTCTGACCGGCTAATTCGTTTAGCGTGCGCATAACGGTCACAGGCAACCTGTCGTTTAGCGCGCTAAAGCCTTGCACCGTCTTACCGTCGGTTAACCGGCGGAATGTGGTTTCTACACATTCCAGAAGGTTGTCCAGGTCTCCACCATTTTTCTCGACTAGAGTTTCTATTAACTCGGTGACATCATCTTTGCTCCAGCCTAAACTAGCTAGGAAACCGCTCAGCGCCAAGCTCATGTTGTGCCGTTCACCGCTTGTCCAGTAGCCACCCATTAGTAGGGCGATCTTCTGTAAAGGTGTTGCACCTGTTAGCTTACTTTCCAAGAGCTCAAAACTAACTTTCTTCCTTAACACTGTAGTCGGATCTATCTCAGGTCCCGATTCCCAACCATTGTGGCAATCAACGAACATACTTCGGTTGCCTGTTTTGGGGTGTAGTCCCAATGGCAGCTTTACGAGGTTCCCCATAGGGCTGCTGGCGGTTAGGAGTTCTTGCTTGGGGAAAACTTCAACATGCGGGTCACCAGTAGCCGGTGCGCCTACAGATTCGCGTAGGCGAATACCGTAGTTCTTAGCCCTAGCCGCTGGAATGGGTTCTTCCAAAATCACCCAAAGGTGATAACCCTTATTCCCGCTATATTCAATTCCGTGGGGGATGTCGCCTAATTCTTCGCTAATTGCCAGAGCGATGTTGCGAGCCTTTTCCAGATTCACGCTATCCACGTCCCAGCAAATATGATTTACCTTGCTATCGCTCATCAGCGTATAGCTACCTAACACAACGTCACCTTTCAAGTGGCTTTGGATGTCTGCTTTTTCTGGTTTCCCTTCGACTGGATAGTAGCTAACTGTACCGTTCACTAGTTTCGCGATTGCGTAACTATTTCTTCCCTCAAAGAATAGCTCTAGTAATTCTTTTATCATCTGTTTCCTCTAACAGCCGGCAATTGGATTTCGGTTGTAATATTTACCTTTATCCAGTGCTTCTACAGTTTTAGCTTGGGGTAAATAACTTTGCTCGGCTTCGATGAGTTGTTTTCGTTTGCAAAGTCTTACGATCTCGAACCTGAAACTTTTACTTCCGTATTTGTTCCAGTCCCTCTGTAACTTACCGTTCGTATGGCATTCTTTCTCCAACATTCTTTTGTGGTTGCGGAACCTACGTAGAATGTTCACACTGCTACCGATATACTTGCGCCCATTGCGCAGGTTACGTATTCGGTAAACGCCGCAAAGTCTCATAAGCCTCCCATTAGTTTAGAGTTGTGGGGTAAGCTATGTTGTTAAACGCTTCCGTAGAAGCGTAGGTGGGTCTATTTAAGCACTTAACCCCCAACATTGTGTATTTACACTACTCCCAGCCCTAACGCTTAAAATAGACCCACCTATGGCTCTACGCTTAATTTATGGTGGTAGTCTTTAATTACCTCGGAAGGGGATTTTCCTTCCTCCATCCGCTCCCCGATCCACAGGTTTCTATCTTCCTCACCGACTAGTTCCACCTGTGAGATCAGAATCTCGACAATTTGATTCATAGGTAGTTTAGCGATGTGTGATAGTAGCGCAAGCTTAATGCGCCATTCCAGACTGAGGTTCAGGGTGGTTCGCACTCTAGGGAATCCTGCATATAGTACTCTTTCCATTAGGTGTTTCCTTTGATAGCTTCTAAATCTTCCAGCACCCGGATGTCCAGATACCTAGTTCGCCCTATGGTGAAGTAGCCCCAACGATCGTTGTAGGTAGGCGCATAGCCACCGTCGCCGCCGAAAGCCTTAATGATACGTCCTACCGGGATACCCATCTCTTTACCCTTAGCCACCACGTCAGCAATGCTGATGTAGCCGCTAGGGTAGAACTTCTTAGCCTCTTCTTCGCTGTACTTAGGTCTGACCGGTCGAAGGGCAAGTAAAATTTCTTCCAGCTTTGAATCGGTAATGATGACGGAGTTAACCAGATCGTGAACGCCGTAATCGGTTTGTCTGGCAATCTGCTCCAGGCACTTGGTGTGCAAGCCCCGTTGGGCGTCTACCGGATCGGCTATACGGTCACAGCAGAACCTACAGACTAGGCTGGCGGAACGAGGTGATGTATTACGTCGGAATACCTTCGGTTCACGGTACAACCCGTCAGGCGTGTGGATAGGTAAGCCGGTTAGCAATCCCTTCTCCATTACCCAGCCTTCCTTTGGACCGAAAACTGACAGCGCTAAGTTCTCATATAGATAGCCTAGCTGCTCAATCCAGTTTTCGTTCCGTAGGGGGTAGGATTCGTAATTGATAGGGTTGAAATGATTGTAGACGAAAATCCTAGCCGCGAAGTTCGTGACCAGAATTTCGTTGGTTAAGTAGGGCCAAATTAGCTCTTCAGCGGGAACGTTGAGCTTGCTTATAGTAGCCGGTGTTGGAACCGCATACATCTTCCCGGTCGGACTGTAGCCGCTCCAATAGGCTAACTTTAGCTCACCTTCTAGCTCTGCCGTAGCTAGTTCGAAAATGGTTGCTTTAATAGATTTACCTACTTCGGTAGAGAGAACGGTAAAGTTTGTCACCTTACCGTCTCGCTGCCTTCTCAGTAGTTCGACGGTAACGCTGCGCATTAGAACGCTCCTGCGATAAAGCTATCGACAATGTCCCAGTTACCCACAACCAGAATCACCAAGATAACCCAGAACGCAACCGTAACTACGATTAGGAATCTGGCGACCTTCGTGCTGTGCTGACTAAGCAACCAGACAATAATCCCGCCTAGCAGAATGCTGCCCCAACCCATACCGCTACCACCCCTAGTGCTGTACTTAGTCATGTTGTGATTTGCCTTTCTTGTAGGTTTGTTCCCAGGGAACCAACGTTAACTTGCTATAATCCTCATCAGCCGGTAGATACTTCTTCCAGTCTAGCTGGCTGACGTCCCCTACCTTCCAATCTTCCATTACGCCGTAGGTTTTTCCTACCTTAGCTTCAGCTTTGAAGGGTAAGCCGAAAATGTCCTCTAGCTCCATTACCCGCACAAGAACCGGGATTGCTTCTGCCAGGCAATCATCCCTAACTTCACACATGGTTTCGTCGTGGATGATGGAAGCTACGCTACCCCAATTGTTGTACTGCAAAACCCGTTGCTGACGGGTGACAGCTACGCTAATCAGGTCGGCAGCACCACCCTGAATTTGGGCGTTACAACCCTTGTAGAAGTTTTCCTGCTCCTCTTCCCGCCAGATTCTTCCACTCCAGTAGCGAACCTTATGCGTTCGTTCCATGCTATGTACGGTTTCTTGGAGCCAGGGCTGAACTCTTGGGAACGTTCCCCAATACTTGCTGGTAATTTCGTCAGCTTCTTCCTCGGTCTTATTGAGGCGAAACTTTAGACTACCAGTGGTCATACCGTAGAGTAGACCAAATGAAATGGTTTTTGACCCAAGTGTCTACGGTTTCCCGTAGGTTCGGACTATCCCTTGTTTGGTTTAGGAAAACCTTTGCTTACCCAATTGTGTTCCCAGTGCTTGTGCTCATTGTTGTGGCAAGTAACGCATAGGAGTTCTAGGTTGTCGAACTTCTGGTTTGTTCGGTCTTGGTCTTTGTGGTGTACACCCCACTTGCCATGACCTTCTTTGGTTCGAACTACTTTCTGCAGATCGGCTCCGCAACGCTCGCAGAACCAACGCTCTTTGCCTAAACTCTCCACATAGCGCCATGAGTAGGAATACTTTCCATGCTTGAAGGAGCCATTGTCTTCAGACCGCTCCTGCCAGTTTCCGGTCCCCACCCCTACTTTGCGCTTACTGAGACACTCATCACAAGTCTTTTGAGTAGGACTCCTCTTTGCAAACAGTTCGCCACACTTTCGGCAAACCAGTTCTTTTTGAGCACCTACCTTATTGCGTTCTCGCTGGAGTCGGTTAGCTCGATGAAACTTGCAATTGTCACAAGCTATCTGCGCACCACTCCTGGGTTTGAACACTTCACCACATTCTGGGCAAACTTTTGTTGTTCCCTCTTTCGGTGGTCCACCAAACTTAGCCATAATAACCTCCATATAGTTTACGTATTAAATTGTTTACGGTTATTATAGCCTATGCGCCACCAAAAGTAAAATACCAAACCCCACCATTTATGCTTACGCATCCTAGTGCTTACCGTTCTGGCAAGTCTATGAGTCTCTGAACCTTACCCCACCTATTCCTAGGTAGGTTGGCTGCGGATTGCCCCGAAGGGTTTCCCGACAATTGAGGTGGGTTTAGCGTGAGCAGTCATTATTTACTCACGGTGGAGCTTGTTACGCTCTGGACCGCAGTCGCCCCACACTGCTATAGCGATCATAAGGTGAATGTCCAAGCGGTTACGTAGCGCTTCAAGCATAACCGGCTCGTTAGCTAGAATAGCAAACAGACGTTGTTCCTGCTGTGCATGGTCGATACTAACGAAAGAATATCCTGGTCTTGCCTGAAAGGCTTGGCGTAGGTTATACTCGTTCTGGCGGATACCGCCGCCACTGTAAGCGCTTTGGGTTTCGCGGACACGATGTTCGCTGGCAATATTCTGGACGTTTGGTCTGCTGCTACTAAGCCGACCTGTTCGAGTTCCGGTCTGATTAAAGTTCGTGTGTAGGAACCCATCCTTGTCCACTAGCTCCAAATAGCCTTGCACCGTTTTGCGCAGCTTGACCGCTTCCCGCAGATCCAGGATCAAACCCCCTAGCGGATGGTTAGCCTTTTCCATCAACAAGAAAGCGCTAGTACAATACTTGTTGTATTTACCCTTAAAGGCAAACCGGCTGCGGTCTACGCCATCAGCGTCGGCAAAAGGGTTTATAGGTCGGGGATGACCCAGGTCGTCGTATAGGGCTTTGCTCAATTGCGGATTACTGCGCCAGTTAAATTCATAGCCTACGGTATCGAACAATTCCTGTTCCATCAGGGTTAAGTTAGCGCTAAAGGCTTCAATAGCCTGATTGCAGAAATCCTTATCGAGTTCCATACCTTTGCGTTCGATTTGCCAGAGGGTTTTGCTATACTGCATACTGAACATCAGCAAATCCATCAGCTTTAGCTTGCGCAGTTTCGGTACAAGAACTTCAGCTAGTTGGTAGGTTACTACCGCATCGTTTTTACCGTATTCAGCGATGATATGAGCTGGCCAGCATCGGTGCTTCTTGGCTAAACCTTTGGGCACAGAATAGACGTGGGTGCGCTTGCTATCGCTTCCCAAGAACTTACGCTCTGCCGCATCTAAGCTTTTTCGCAAGCGACTATCGTACAGGTGAACCATGATGCTAGTGTCTAGCAACATGCAAGGTAGGTTAGCAAAGTCTAGCCCCAAAAAGTGGCTGTCGAACCGGCTGTTGTGCATAATCATACAGGTGTTAGGATCACTAGCTACCTCTTCCAAGATAGCTTTAGCTTCCTGCTGCAACATACGGTTAGGAATAGCCGTCATTTCGGTTTTCGAGGCTTGTACTTGTTCATATACCTTTTCCTTCTTTAGGACTGGCTGGATACGGGTTTCGTATACTTTCTTCGAACCGATCATCTCCCCAGTCCAAACCTTCTGGGGTTTTGTCTTGCCCGTATCTTTGAAAATGTATTCACCCGTCCAGTTCTTCTTGACCCTACCCGTAAAGGTAGTTAGCTCCCTATAGTCGCAAGTGAAAATATATTCTGCGATACCTAGTTCGGGGCAATGGACTGAAATGCCGATCAGACCATCGGTCCACCAGTCTAAGCCGGTACTTTCCACATCAATAGCAAACTTTTTGCCTCTCAGACAAAGTAAATCTCTAATTTCCATTTTTCCTTCTCTCCTCCCACATTCTTTTGGAAGCTTCGGAAATTTTCATTTTCTGCTCCTCCGAATGTTTGTGACCTCTAGCATACTGATTTCCTTCGGCAGCTTTCCCGATTTTAGCTTTAGTTTCTCGAGATAATTTGTTTCCTTTCGCATTTTTATTTCCCCTCAAGGCTGGAACTTTGAGTCCCTTAGTGCCCGGAGGCTTTATTCCAGCGGCTTTATGGTGTTCGGAAATTTTATTCTTAGTTTCCTCCGAGAGTTTTCTGCCTTTCCTCGAGTTCCTTATTTTGATTTTTGTTTCTTCAGTGTGGGGGATTCCTTTCCTGGATTGATTGGCTGGCTGCATGTTACAAACTTTATCTCCATTATTTCTGAACCAGTCAATCCAGTACTGTTCTTTATCGGGCAAATTAGAATCTGATTCTTCCAGAATTAGAGCGTATATTTTCCCGTGCTTGCTCCAAACTCTCTGTAGCCACTTATTGTCATGATTACCTCTCCTCAGGGCTGAAAGATGACGATTCCATCTCTTCCCAAAACTTTCTAGGGTGGAACCTACATACCAAAGATCCTCTCCAGCTAGAAAGGCATAGATACCCTTTCCAGTAATATCTAACAAGTCTAAGCCGGTAGTTTCGGTATCGATCGCGAACTTCTTACCCTTTAACTGAATAAGATCTTTAACCTGCATAAGTAGCTCCCTAGTTACCGATTTGCTCGTCGTATAGCCGGATCAGATTTCCGCGAAACTTTTCCGCATAGCTACAAGGACGATCAAAGCTTGCCCCGAAACCACAACTGGTGCAGCGTGGGTCTTCCCAAGGAGCTTTAAGGCTCTTCGCATAGTGGAAATAGCCGTAGTGGGTAAGTTCCCGTTTGAACATCTGAACTACCTGCTTCCACTCGCCATTTTCCCCTGCACCGCTATCCTGTGCTTGGCAGCAGTGACGCTGTTCGTACATGTGCGTCAAGCCGGTCATGGCAATGGTAGCGTATAGGCGGGTGCAGATGTTGGTAGGCAAAAGCCCACGAGCGTCTTGAGTTTCCACACCTTCGGCGTCCAGCATAGCGTAGTAGGTGCGCATAGCGGTTTCACAGCTATCGATGTATTCTTCCATGGCACTGGAGTTATTCACAATCCGATCCGGAACCATAATACGGGCAAGCTTACCTACTTGCTTGCTGAAGCGCTGGCTTTCCTGTACCATGCTGACGCCAATGCGGTAACGAGCAAATTGATGGGTAAAGGCGCGAGTAACGTCTTCGATCAGCCAGAAGGTTGACGCCATTTCCAGTGGACCCTTGAGCTTGGTATCCCCTAGCTCTTGCCAGAACTTGATCTGCTCTTCCATGGAAATAGGTTCTGTGGTGTAGATCCCGGTATAGCCTTTCGTCGCTTTGGCGACCACCCATTCAGGGGTGGCGTAGAGTAACGAAACTTTAGGTTGAGGACGGACGATATAGGTGCACAATTCTGTCTCCATAACTGTGCGTCCTGGAATGGTATTCATATATTCTTCTCCTGTTATGAATAGCGGGCTGCCTAAGTAGCAACCCGCTAGTATTGTACCACAATAGCGCTTAAAAGGTAACTAACCAAGTGGCTAGTTGTTAAATGCCTTTAAGGTTGTCCTTATCTAGCATTAGGATGCCGATGGCGGCTTGCACCAAGATGTCCAGAAGCTTATCCCGGATGTTGAGCATTTCCGGCAGATCCGGTTCTTCGTAGCGCTGGAGAGTCATAACCCGCAACCGGGCAATATCGCCAGTCATCGCGACGACGGAACCCATCACACCAGTGTATTCGATAGCGTTACCGTATTGCTCGTTCTTCTCCAAGAACATCTGGAAAGCCTGCTCCAGAACCATGCTGATTTCAATTTCGTAGGGCTTGGGATCCGGTAATTCGTTCAAGCCTTCCACAATGGATTCCATGGTCCCCATCCCCATCCCCATCCGAACCATAGCATCGTGAATGGCTTGCATAAACTCAGCGCCGGTAGGGAAAGTTTTCCCCGAAGAAGGTTCTTGGAGATCTTTAGTCCAGAAGTCATCGCCCAACGGCAGGGTAGGTTGTACCGTTGGAACATCTTCTGGGCGAATTGAAGTTTCCATAGTGGATGGGTAGATCATATTCTCCAGATCTGGCTCACCTTCGAACGGGTTGACAAGCTTCGCTCCCTCAACATTGAGCTTAACGCCGTGAAAAGGATTAACTTTGGGTGTTGTTTGTTCGTGCATGTTATAAGCCTTTACTCTCCAATTACCTGATAAATCTGCATCACTCATCGAGTACCTCCGAAATACGTCCTACTAAATCCCCAACATTATTGCCGAGGAAATTAGCCTGCTCCAGATTATATTCCCTCTGGGGAACAATAATCGGAATATCACAAAGCTTGGCTCTTTTGATCAGTCCTGGATCGTCTTCAATCATAACTACCCTATACTCAGCGCTAAGGTTAGCGGTCCAGGTAATTCTCTCCTCTCTCCCGAACTTAAGTAGGTCTGGAATATAGCCTTCTTCAGAGAACCATCTAAAGGTATCGAACCGAATACGCTTAAAGGTTTCCACAGGTCTAGCGGTCCAAACAACAATACTATAACCTTTTTCATGTAGCCGGAAAAATAATTCCCGAATAGGAAATATAGGCTCTACCCAGCTATATCCACCACTGGATTCGAACTTATTTTTCAATTCCCGGTATTGATCGAACCGGCTATTGAACGCTAGGTCTAAGTGGATATTCCGGTAAATTGTAGAATAGTCGAATCCGGGAAATCCCTCACGCTCCATGTATTCGGCTAAGGCGGATTGCGTATCGGCAAGAACATTGTCCAGATCGAACACTACAATTTTAGGCTTTAGTTGGGTCTCGAATTCTTGCGTGTAGATAGACTCCAGCAATAGACTTTTCTGGGAAATTAGCTCCAGCATTTGTTCGCCGGTAAAACCCATTAGTAACCACATGCTGAAAACATACTTGGTAATGTCAGCTAATTCCTCCGGAACATTGCTGCCAAATTCCTCAACTAGTTGAAGCCGGTTACGTTTCCACCGCATAGCTTCCAGCAGTTGACCGCACTCACTCATTAACCCCAGAATGTAAGTTTCCATCCATTCTGCGCTAGGTCTTTTCTGGCGCAACATAACCTTATCGTTGTAACGTTTCTGCTGCTCGAATACGTCCTCAATTGTCGTTATCATCTTCTTCCCCTAGCCATTCCATAATATCGTGCCAGTTGTCCAGCACTGCCTTAAGTTTATTCTTTCCGATCTTCTCCCATCGTTTCTGCTCTTGCCAGGGCTTTATGTCGATTAGCTCTACAATTGCATTCTCTACAATTCCGGTAAGTACGTCTGGCGGTAAAGCGTCTAATTCCCAGCAATAGTAACCAAACTCTTCCTGGTATTTGTCGAACCTAGTATCCTTTATCTTAGCCGGATTAGGTGGGGGATTGTAAGCTTGCACCTGATCAAAATTAAGCGCTAACCTACGGATCTCAACTCCACCCATAAAGGTTTCTAAGCGATCATTGTGATCCCTTGACATATCCATGCCGCTGGGATCGTGGTCGCCTAAATACAGGATTATAGGCTCTTGACCGTTCTGCAGCCAGCCGGTCATGCGCTGAGCGGCTTCCCATTCTTCGCTTAACGAACTATACCCACGGCAAGACAATAAAGGTACTTGGTAAGCGTAAGCTGTCCGAACAATGATACTCTCTAAAGCGCTTTTCTCAATCCAGATTTCCGGTCGGTAAGGCTGATTTTCCCAGGGATCTAACCTATAAACGTTAGTAGCATAATCCATCATCAAGACTGGATTTTCCCAGGTGGTTAAGTTACGCACATTGCGAGTTCTGTCTTCTATGGCTTCCCAGTCGATCAGACCGCACATTCTAGCATTGCCCACAAGCCCACCTAAGCGCTTATAACTCAGCTCGCTGTTCTCTATAAGGTTACGGGTCACTAGTTGGTAATAAAGTTGGCGTAGGGTGAGCTTAAAGCCTTTAGACAAGTAATCCTCAATGATAACATTACATTGCTTTATAAGCTTTAAGCTCTTGGGTTTGAAATTACTACTCTTGTACGCTATCTTCGCCATTCTCTAAGCCTTCAATGAAATTAGCAAACCGGCTAATGGTTTCCCGAAGCCTAGCCAGATAAGGATCTTCAGGATAGTATTCCTGCCATTCCCATTCTTCTTCGGAATCCACTTCGGTAGGTTCTCTCCATCGGAGCATTTGGGCTGGAGAAAATAATTTAGCTTTCCATACCCTTCGTCTCTCGGATTTGATAACTCCCTGCTCGACTAATAAGGTTTGTGCTTCCTCAGCAGCTTCTAGAAACTGCCGAGCGTATTCCCCCAAGATGCTGTATAGTAAGTATTTAGTCATAGGGAATTTCTCCCTCATCGGTGATGAAATCGTACACATCATTCCAGCTATCGTGGCTTAAGGCTTTACGATTAAGTGTAGCCCATCGACCGGTCAACAGAACGTTGCGATTTCTACCGATAATTCTTTCCTTAATGGGCTGGGTGGTCGGGTGCATTTCCGGTACAAGGCTTACCTTGCCTTTGGCAGCAAGATCACCCCATACCAAGTGTTCCTGCTCCATAATGTAATCAAGCTGGGAAGCCATTGTGTGCGGGTATTCGACGCTAATGTTACCAAAAATCTTCGTTACCCGAACCCAGTCGATATTCTCCATCCCATTGTACAGGCAGTAGTTATCCGGCTTGTCTTTTTCGTAGGGGATTGGGCTATGGAATACCGGAACCTTTAGCTTGCCGAACGCACTAAGTGCTTCCACGGTAATCGGGAAGGTTACGATAACAAATTCGTACCGTTCAGCCAGATCCATCACGGAATGGATGTCCCACTTTAAATCTACCTTCTTAGTATTGCAGAGATCCCATAAGGTAGGCAGAACCACGTGAGGATTATAAGCGTTGTAGCTTTTCCCGCAATAGGTGGCAGCGCTGGTAGGGTAGCTAACACCCCATTGTTTGCGGGAATATTCTTCTGCAATACCCGCTAAGTGGACATTAATGCGGGTGGGTTCGAAAGCTACTTCACAATTCTGCGGTAGTTGGTGAATCCAGAATGCGCCTGGTGGATAGGTTAAGCCATTAGCCCATATCTGAACTTCATCCATGTCGTAATCTGCGGCTAAAGCGCCATAGTAGGCGAAAATGCTTCCCGGTCCACCACCCAAGATAATAACCTTAGTTCGGTCTTGCACAGAATTACTCCATTTCCTCTAGGAAAGACCAGTCGTTACGCAGAATACGTTCGTAGTGTTGGATAGTGCCGCCACTGGCTTTGCGTAACCTTAGATCCGTAATGGAAGCTTCAATAGCGGCTTCCAGCATAGCAATACGACGGGTAAGCTTACTACGTTCTTCGGAGCACCACAGTACATACTGACGCTGGTTGCTAAGATTTGTAGCGGCTTTCTGTACGGACAAAACCAAGCTAGGTTCTAGCTTACCCAGAACGTGAACTAGAGTTTTGTTGCACAAAATAATGGATTCATGGATCTCCGATAATCTAGCTTGCTGGTCTTCGATAATTTTAGCTTGTTCGGAATTTTTGAGTTGTAGCTCTTCTATTTGAGAACGTAATTCGAACACTAGCTGATCCATATAATTCCTTTAGGGGAGCTAACCGGCTCCCCTAGCGGTTCAAGGTTCGTAAAAGATTAAACCCGTTGCATCCTTGATATGTTCGCTCCAGAAAGAATCTAATTTTTTACGGACAGGCTTCCAGATCCCTGGCATTACTGTGATAACTTCAATACCCCGGTGTTCGTAATATTTAGTTATCAGCATGTACATGCTGCGAGTAATTTTGTCGGGATTGTTTGGCGGTATTTCCTCGACAATTACCTGCGACGGGCGGAAATTCACAAGTAATTGTTCGAGGAAATCGACGGCTAAATAGTCGTGTGAAACGGTACAGGTAAAGATTATTCTGCTACCGAAAGAAGCGGCTACGCCTGTCGTATGGCCTGGGTCGAAGGCAAGTCTAGAAGGGAACGCCGTCTTTCCGGGCGACTGACTCATCGTCGCCATCGTCTTCGTCGTCTTCATCATCGCCCCAATCGTCGTCCTCTTCGGAATCGGCATCGTTCTCGTCCTCGTCGTCATCATAATCTTCATCGTCAGCACCGCCGGTGGGGGCGGGGGCGGGTTGTTCTTCCATGAGTTTCTGGGCGACCTCTTCGGTCAGAAACTGGGCGACGACGTTCTTCAGACGACCCTGATATTCCTCATTGCCCAGCCTGCCGTAGAAGGTTTTACCCCGACAGAATTGGATGAGCTTGGCGACGGTCATGTTGCCAGTGGTAGGCGCTGAGATGGCGTCCAGAAAAGCTTCAAAGATCCAGCGGCTATTGTCGCCCAACATGATGTTGGAGAAGACGGTGCTGGAGCGACCCTCGACGGAAAACTGGCAGGCTAAGTATTGTGACTTCTGACCCTGCTTGAGTTCCATCGCCTTGACACGCATCTTGTAAACCCCGTCCGGCAACACGCCTCCGGTACGACCCAAACTGATTGTAGCTACTGCTTGCTTTGCCATTTGCTTATTTCTCCTTGATACCAAAAACAGAATTGTAGTTATTAGGCTTGTTACGAACGCCAATCCCTAGCCGGTCTTTGCCGACGTGGTCTGGGGTATTAGCGAACGAAACAAGAAACTTAACGTCTTCCTTGTTGTCACCGGCTTGCGTAAAAGTATAGCCGATCGCATCAACTAAGCGGCTAACTTCCGGTCCAATGACTTTCCCGATGAACTTAGGCGCCGACTGATCTTCTTGGAATTCTTTGGGCGCAATAACGTTGGTGAATACTACGTTGCAGGGTAGGCGCAAGAACGAGCGAAAGATCTTCAGAAAGTCCCGATTGGCTTTACCGTAGTCAGCCTGCGTAGGCTGATCTTCGTATAGCCGATTCGCGCCAGTAAAGTTGGTAATAACATCCAACATGACTAGTTCCTGCATTTCGCTTAGGGAGTCCAGAACAACGGTCTGGAAAGGCGCATTACCATCCGCTAGGGCTTTCCTAATGGCTTCGTAGGCTGCTCTAAGCGATTTCATGTTGTCTACTACCTTGGACCGATCTTTCGGGAAACGTAGCGGCTTTTTAGAGCCTACTCCTTTGAGTCCTCCTTCCATATCTACAAATAAGGGTTGCGGGAAGGTAGAGGCAAGCCAAGTCTTACCGCTACCACTAGTTCCGTATAGTAGAACTTTCTTGAATTCACTACCGGAATCCTCGTCCCAAACACCAAAGTTAGAATCTAGTTCTGCTTTGGGTGGTGAAACTTTTTCGGTCATACGGTCTCCATCTTGTGCAAACAATAATCCTTAATGGCACAATCCCATTGACAATTTTCGGTGAAGTTTCGGTAAGGCTTAGGCTCTAATTGGAATTGTTCCATCTGCTCGATTTGGGTATCTACGTCTACCTTATAATTCTGAAGGAATCTTGGAGTCCGGAAACACAATTTACGGACAGGAGATTCAGGCTTGTCGGTTCCGGTAGGAATTATGTTGTAAAGTAAACCATCAACTTTCAAGCCTAATTCCTGAGCAAGCATAAGATAGAAACTGACCTGATTGTTGGTAGCTAAACCGCTAAGGCTTTTGCTCTTTTGAAACTTGTGATCGACGATGAAAATCTGACCGGCTGGAGTCTTGACGACTAGGTCGAAAATACCCATGTACTTTCCAACCTTAACTTCTTCTTCGACATATATAACCTGCCAGCGGTCAGCCAGGGTAGCGGTCCAGTAGTAGGTAAGGATGGAGCGTAGTCGGTTAAATTCCTTCAGCTCAAACTCATCCATGGGAGAGAATTCCTCATAGGCGTGATCCTCTGCCAGCTTGTAGTTAGCTCCACCGTAGAAGGACTTTAGCGCTACGTGACCGGCTTTCCCTACTCTAGCACCTAATCCTTCGGGGATTTCTAGGGCTTCGTCATCCGACAGCATGTACAGTTGTTGGAACTTGTAGTTACAGCGTCGGAAGGTGGTAGTGCTGGTATGACTATAGTGCTTGACCATAGGTCGATTTCCTCGTAGCGCTTGGCCAGTTCTTTGAGCATCCCTAAGAAGACTCTAACAATTTCCTTCTCAGGAAGTTCTGGATAAAGGCTTTGGTTTCCTTCCAGCATGTAACCGGCTAACCCTTGCTTGCCAGAACCTTCGGCATAGTATACAACCTTGACCGAAATAGAGAATTCCGGAATACCCTGGAAGAAGAACTTAATCTGCTCCGCAGTGGAATTACCTACCCGCTCACGTTGAACACTATTGAGAATATTTACTGTGAATGGAATTTCTTTCAAAGGCATTCTCCTAAGTTATTACACAGGTGTTACGGCTATAATTGTACCACAATTTTGCCTGCAAGTATACTAGCCACGTGGCTAGTTTACTTAGCCGCAACATCTGCAATAGCTTTCTTCTCGATCTCCTCCTTTTCTGCTTGAATAAGATAGCCTTGTAAGGTAAGCGGATCCCACCATTCGCGGACGGGTAAGCCGCCAATCCTAGCCATCTTACCTAGCTCCATCAGCCTATGCTGGAGATAGGCTTTTTCGGCTAACTCTAACTCGACTTGACCGAACCAAATTTCTTCGCCTCTGATATCCAGAACCCGAACTAGCCAAATCCCCTCCTCAGCAGTTTGTACTCGTTCCTGGATGTATACTTTCTGGAAAGGGGAAAGGGTTTTCTTCAGTTTAGGACTAGTGATGTAAAAGCCTTCATCAACTTTACTCATCAGTTTCTCTCCAATCTATCCATTTACCCAAGCTACGGTTCCAATCCGTAGCATAAAAGAACCTACCGAACCACAAATCAATTTCTTTCTTTGCTTCTTCCGGGGTAGCGGAAGCATGAACAAGATTACGCTGATCGGTGAGGCCATAATCAAATCTAATAGTTCCCGGTAAAGCTTTAGCCGGATCGGTAGAGCCAACCATATCCCTAACTACCTGTACAGCGTTTGGACCGCTCCACACCATCAAAACGCTAGGTCCATCAGCTAAGTGCAACATGTATTGTCGAAAATATTCCCAGTTCTCCAGATGGGAATAATGGCTCTTCAAAAAGTTAAGGGAAAGCTGCACCATCGTGATGTCGATTATCTTTAATCCTTTGCGCTCAAAGCGGGAAATTAACTCTCCCATCAACCCACGTTGTAACACTTCCGGCTTGAACATGACAAAGGTAATTTCCATATCTATTTACCTTTCTTACGGTTGAATTTATATATTTTCTTGAAGCTATCAACTTCACTTCTACGGTACAACCAGATACCCCACCTAGTCCCGGTTAGCTTACCTTCTTTCCGTAGCTGGGCGACTCTAGCCTTGCTTATACCTAAGTGTTCGGCTGTCTCCTTAGCGGTCAAGAAAACTTTATCTTGCTCTGACATTTTCTCCTCACTGGAACGGTAAATAGTTTTCGTCCCATTCCTGACGGAATAATGTAACAGCTTGTTCGGGGGTAGTAGCTGCACCACTAGCAAATAACTCGTACAGCCACTCAATATCGGTTATGTTAGTAGCTTGCGAAACTACCGCTAAAGCAGAATTAATCTTTTCCTGACTCAATACTCCTTTCCTCAATAATTCAATAGAATTCTGAACATTTTCGGGTGAAACCAACATCATGACTCAACATCTCCCAACTAGCTCACCGATTGTGAGTAACTGAGCGTTCTGACTACGCTCTAGTAATGCCTCATGAACAAGCTGGTCAATAGTAGGACTACCATCCGCATAAGTGCTTTTAAGTAGCACAATCTTGACCGGATGCTTGCTGGTAATACGTCTGGCTCTAAATAGGCTCTGATAATAAGCTTCACTATCAAAATTACGTTCTAAGTAATAAGCAACTCTTGCTGCGGTAAGGGTAAGACTATACTTACCTACAGAATCGTTGATTATTAGGATGTCCAAGTCTCCTTCTTGGAACTTCTTGACCAGAGCATAACGTTGCGAACTCTTGGTATTCCCGGTTAGAACCTCAACATCTAATTTGGGAAATTCTTCCCGAAGAATCTTGGATAAGCGGTCAGCAGTCGCCTTGTACTTAACCCAAACAAGACAAGGCATATCTTCTTCCCGCATTAGCTCAATTAACTTATTCCATTTACCGCTTCCCTCCGCAACGCTATCTATCAGTAGGGGATTGCTGGCAATCTGCAGTAGTCGGGTCGTCAGGCTAATTAGCCGCTTAATCGGTAAAGGCTTCTTGGATTTTAGATGCTTGGCTTCGATAAGTAGCTTTTCTTTAGCCTCTAGATATATCTGCTCTTGGACCGGCTCCATAGGTACTTCTATTTCTACCGGAATCCATTCTGGAACATTCTTAGGGTAATCGCAATTCACGATAATATCAGCTAAATCACGCAGAAGCAATTGTTCGGAATTAGGTTTATTACCGACAATTTTAGTTCCCCAAAAGTTAGTTTCCAGTAGGCAATAACGTCCTGCGAATTTCCAGTAGGAACGAAATGATTTCGGATAAAGTATCTTTAATTGCGAGAATAAATCATCATTAACTTTACTTACCGGCATACCGCTAAGAAGCCATACGGTTCGAAAATTTTCCGACAATTCGGAGATGATATTTGTTCTTCCGGATTTGCGATTTTGATAGAGAAAGCTTTCGTCCAGAATCAGGAAACTATTAAGGTAACGAGCATCATAGAATACGGAGGCTAACCCTTCCCCAAAGCTACTCTCTAGATTCTGTATACCGTTGATAACGTTGGGCGTAGTTAGGATTAGCTTAGTAGTCCCATCCTCATCTTCGGTAAGAACACGTACATCATCTATTTCGCGCCATACGCTCATCCTAACCCTTGTTTGGGCTTTAGGTATGTACCAACGCTCTACCTCTTCTCTCCAACCATCTAGGCTGGTTAAGGGAACAACTATGATAACCAGATCCGCCACTAGGTTACGTAGCGCTACTAAGCTGATGACCGTCTTCCCTAAGCCGGGAGCAGCGGTCAGCAATGCCCTCTCCCTAGCATGGAGAAGGTTAGCCGGTTCACGCTGGATCGGAAATAGATCTTCGTTTACCCAGTTTTGGGTTTTAGGTTGAGTGTGTCGTAGGATTAAGAAGCGTAGCTCTTGCCTATCTGCCTCACTAATGGTTATTCTGGGGAATAGCTCTTTGATCTCCCACTGAGCAAGTGCTAGAGGTTCGGAGACTAGGATATTCACACTCTTAGGCTTCAGACGCCAGCAGATCAAGTTCTGCTTTATGGCGTCTACTTGTGCCGTATTCCAGCCTGGAAGTTCCAGGTGGAGCATATTACCCTTAACTGTCAGAATCGGATTCTTCATGTTGTCGTTCCAAATTAACTAGCTGTAATTGCTTCAGGACAATTTCACCGCTGATGCTCAGCTTAGTTTCCCCTAAATGGAAAGTAGCAATATAGTCTCTCAGTTCCGGGCAAACCTGGATAATAGCCTTAGCTTCCCGAGTAAGTTCCCCACCACTGTGGATTTCATCCATCAGGAAGAAAAGTTTCCACCGCTGAATACCCAAGGAACGACAGATGTTCGTTAGCGTCTCAATGGTAGGAACCTTTCTATCGTTCTCAATAAGGTTAAACCACCCTTTGCGCAAATTGGCTCCTTCGGCTACTGTTTGCTGTGATTTACCTTTAGTTACCCGGACGCAATTGATTGAATGACTTATCTGCATCTTCAGCCCACTTTCTATATAAGTTAAGATCTACGATAGCAAAGGTTAGAGAATCCATATTACGGAAGGAAACTGAAACTTGCTGGGTCTCCATATTAGCCATAAAGAAATTACAGTACACCATTCGGGGGTAAGTACCGGCTTGCTGGATAAAGTGAATGTCTCTTATATCAAATAACTTCAGCATGACAATCTCCAAGATTACGTGCCAGGGTGCCCTGAGTAGGTTCTATTTGTGGGATATTACCTACCC